TTCAAGCGCGTCGCAGAGGCCAAGCAGTTCGCGTCCAAGCTCAAGAAGGAGAAGGCTGTGGCAAACTGGACTGACGAGGAGATCTTGAGCGCGTGTGCTGAGTGGGTAGAGGAGCACAAACCCGTCTGCCCCGTGTGTCACGAGGACGCCACGGCCGCGCCGGCCGCACACGGCGAGTGCGTGAAGACCTTCTCTCGCGAGTTCCACGACACCGGCAAGGGCACGAAGGAAGAGGGGCTGGCGGAGTGGTCGAAGGTCTGTGGCCTGGCCAAGGTCATCGCGGAGCGCCAGGCAGAGGAGGCACCTGCCAAGAAGGCCGGTCGCCCCAAGATGACTGACGAGGAGAAGGCCGCGAAAAAGGCCGCGAGGGCCGCCATGGCGCCAGAGGAGAAGGCCGCAAAGAAGGCACCCAAGCCGAAGGTCGCGTGGGGCGCTGCCGCATCTGCCGTCATAGGAGAGGACTGTACGGTCACAGTGGTCGAGTAAAATTGAACTCACCTGGTCCAGTAGGAACCGCATACCCTACGGCAAATCATGGACAACATCAAGACGGAGCGCAAAAAGAAGAGCGACAAGGCGAAGGAGAAGTACGAGCGCAACGGCGGCTTCTCGCAGAAGCACGTGCGCATAGCTACCGCCCCCAAGGCCCCGAAACCCAAATAAAAAATTGAACGCGGCACCCCCCCCCATCTTTTTTATTACCCCTCTCCCAAATGAACAAGAACACGATGTGGCTTGCGCGTATTATCGCGGCCGCCTACGACCAGCTGCTCCCCCTCACACTCAAGGATCTCGAATGGCAGAGCATCCTCCTAACGGACGTGGTGGTAGTAACGCCTGATACGCCCACCACCCCGTCCTTCTACTCCAACCACGGCGCCAAGGCTCCAATGGCGCCCACAACCTCCGATTAGTCTCACTCTCCAGCAGATGGAAAGCGCTAGTAAAGCCATTCGTATCGTCCTCGAATCTTTTTCAGAGGAGCCCACGGTTGATGAGGCACTATTAAAGTTCGTTAAGCAACTCGAGAATGACTATGAAGATGTACAGGATATCACTCTCTTTATATTTGCGATCCGCTCCTTTTTTTGCTGGCACAGGGCCGCAGAGTTAGTGGAGAACCCCGCGCTCATAAAGCGCGTCCGTCAGGCCTGGCTAGAGCAAAATGATACTACATATACAAGGTGGCTCTCATCCGCCAATGACGACCATGAGCTTCTCAAGTGGTCAAAGTGGACCTTCCAGGCAAAGAGTTCTCTTCTTAACGAGTTTATTGACACCAACAAGGCCTAAAAATAGCAGACGTTTACATACAGTCGTATGTATAAGCCTGCTAAACCCGTCAAAAATATCATCATCGGCGCCGGCCCTGCGGGTATTCAGCTCGGCTATTTCTTCCAAAAGGCCGGCCTGGACTATGTCATTCTAGAGCGTAATGAGATGGCCGCCTCCTTTTTTGATAGATATCCTCTAACTGGCAAACTGATTTCTATTAACAAGCCCAATACAGGCTCAGATGACCCCGAATTTAATCTGCGGCACGACTGGAACTCTCTTCTATCTGAGGATGGTCCTAAGTTCCCCGAATACTCTAAAGAGTACTATCCCGATTCAAAGGATCTCGTGCGCTACATGAACGATTTCGCTGCCAAATACAAGCTGAATATTAAATATAAAAGTAGCGTTGAGAATATCAAAAAGGTCGATGGAGGGTATGTTCTAGTAGTGGCTGATAAGGATGGGAAATGGGTCTACCGATGCGACAAGCTGATTGTTGCGACAGGTATAGGCAAACCGTATATGGGGGGCGTTGAAGATACTACTAAAAAGGTGAAACACTATGCCCATTATCCGAAGGATTATTTCAAGAAGCCTGCGAATATCGCATCGTTCAATAATAAACACGTCCTGCTTATTGGCAATGGTAACTCGGCATTTGAGCTGGGTAATTTACTGACTCCTCATTCTAGCTCTATAACAATACTCGGCAAAAATCCTAAGAAGTGGGCTATGTCGTCCCATTATGCCGGTGATCTCCGCTCTATTTATTTACCATTCCATGATACGTTTCTTCTAAAGAGCCTTAACGCATTTAACAATACCACCCAACAGATTATTATAGAGCCACTAGACACCAAGTATACAGTTCATCTGAACTGCGGTCAATGTAATGTAGCACACGACTTCGCTGGTATTCCATCAGGCGGATATGATCATATTATCTTATGTACTGGATGGGAGTTTGATACGTCTATATTTGATTTTGAACTACAGCTAAGCCATAAAAATAAACTGCCCGCCATCAATGCTAGATACGAGAGTATTAATAATCCCGACCTCTTCTTTATTGGTGCCCTTATGCACGCGCATGATTATAAAAAGAGCTCTGGTGGATTTATTCATGGATTCCGCTACTTGATAAAATACTTTTTTACTATCAACTATGATATTAAACTTGATGTACAGGCATTTACACCCAAGACACTCAATAGTTTAGTAAACCATATTATATATAAGATCAACTTTAGCTCTACAATGTATCAAATGTTTGCACAGATGTGCGATATATTTGTGTATGACTCTACAAAGAATGAGATTACCTATATCAACAACGTTCATTATAGCTTCCTTATACCACGTACTTCGAACGAACTATTAACATATTTCGTTATAAGCCTAGAATACAATAATGAACCACAGACCGATATTAATAAGATTGGTGGTAGATTTACATCAATAGGGAGTGAATCTCGCTCCGAGTTATTACACCCTGTCTTACGTGTCTTAAAAGATACGCCCAAAATCAACAAGGCCCTCGTCGATGAAATCCATTTTGATGAGGACCTCTTTGCGCGATTTTCAGATAAGACCAAATATATCGACAAGCTTACACGCAGTCTAAAGATGTTCATTAGTTGAAGCCTACTTCTGGATTCGGTGGTGGGGCAGCAGCAGGGCCCGCAACAGATGTCGCTTGGGATTCCGATAAATCCACGCCTGTATTCAAGGTACGTATAGGGGCTGCCAAATCACTTTGTACTGAGCCAGATACCGGTGAAATACAGCCATCCTGTCCAACGACATTTATCCGGATATCGTCCTCCTTTACTTCTGGAAGTGGCTCCTTATCGTGTATGTCATTCAAGGGCGTCTGAAGCAGCAGTTTACGCCCCACGAGAAGTCGCCTCCAGTCCGTTTCCAGGTTTGTCACAATACTTGTAATATCGTGGGACTCTTCAGGCGTCACAGGGGGTGGTAATAGTTCTTTGATTCGCTTTTCGATCTTCGAGCTGAGTTCATCCGCGATATGTTTACCAATATCTGGCATTACCGATTGGGCTAGCATATTTTTCTTGTAGCGTAAATGTAGCGCGGCGTCCGCTGCGATCCGCCCAAGACGTGACTGAGACGCGTCAAAAATACGAGTATGTTCAATACCATGACATATATCGGGCACCTTGAGATTCGGTATATTCTTGAACTCCGTTTCAAATGCCTTGATAATATCGTCGGGAACCTGTGGCGCCTGCTCAATAAGACGATCAAGGTCCTGTCGACATATCTTCAAGAAATCCATAGCATCAATTCTATCATCTGGATTAATCGCAAGCTCCACCATTATTAGACGTTGGAATTTGCCCCAAGCGATACTCGATACCCGATTTGCCTCAGACTTCTGTGCATACTGAAAAAAGTTGCCAAGAGTTGTAAGAATACCAGCAAAAATAGATATGGCGCCAAGCCCAGCTCCTACATATGTTTTCATTGCCGTATCATCCGGTGGTATAAAACTTCCTACCGCGAAGTTGGCAGCTCCCGTGAGCGTCGATAACACTATAACAGGAATCGTTATAGATAGATTCAAACTGTAATACTTCTTTTCTGCGCGGTCATGTAGCCACCGATAACAGGATGCAACGTCAGCCCATTCAGCCATAAGAACCTCCTGCTCCTTCGTCCATCCGTTCAAGAATTTTTTTATCTTTGCTCCCGAAATATCTACCGCATCACTACCTCTACGACTATCAGTCGGACTGGAGTTCGCCGACATTCTACTAGTATAATCTATCTTTTAGCGAGCTTCAGAATATGCTTTGATTGCTCGCCATCTATGAGACCTCGCACTTTCATCCCCCTAGTAGTCTTTCGTGTATGAGACCGGTATATCTGCGAATAGTCGTCGGGCTCGCTGCATGTCGGGCAGCCGCTCCGCTTGTGCTGTGAAGTGTTCGAATCTACCGTACGGGGCCCGCGCTCTTTTCTAAAAAATTCTACATGAATATCGGGATGCTGTACAATAAGAATATCCTTCAGCACAGCTGCGCTCGTCATATAGTGGTCAATATGCGTCTCTATAGGAAGCGCATCTTCAAGAAACTTCCTGGCAGCCTCTCTTGTCAAAAGATACGAGTGAGATGCCGTAAAACCATATACGCGATTCCATGGCTTCTCCGCAGTTTCATAGATAAGATTCGGCTTGTACCATCCTAGAAGCCACATACCCCAGCCAGCAGGAAGAGTGCCCATCAGCTTATTAATGTTCTCCAGGACCGTCTCCGTTACAATAGCATCATCCTCCATAAATAGGCCAACATTTGCACTGGTCTTCAAAAATTTCTTCCATGCGTCAATATGACTTAGAGAACATCCTACTGCACCGAGCGTCGCGATTTCATAATGGCTGCGCCGATAGTTTCTGAAAATATTGAGGCGGGTGCGAACAGAAATACGCTTGTCCGTCTTATAGCGTAGCTTCTTCCCATTTACCGCCAAAGACCGTTTAAGATTCTTTAAAGTGTGAACTGCAGGTTGGTCGGTATATCTCTTCCAGCGATCCGGCCGTTCCTTCATATTTAATACATATGTTGGGACAGTAAAAATACCCTTGCGGCGCGTTTTACCGCGCTCCATCCTATTTAACCACTATTTTTTCTTGAATGCCTGCCCCCTCGCCTTTTGCTGTAGACCCGTTTGATAAATCTTAATAGCTGCCTCTGCCGTCAGTACTTTCGGATCTACCCCACTCGGGACATTGACGAACTTCCTGGCAGCCCCCTTGAGATCCTTCTTGAACATGAACACTCCATAGGGGCCTGTGCGGAACTCGAACTGACCGAGTATATGAAGTGCGGACTTGGACTTGGCCTCGAACTTGGCTGCGAGAGTCTCCTGCGTATCCTCGGCCGTCCAAGGGACCTTGACGCCATCACACTCTACATAGACGCCAAAGGGGCCAGATTTCTTCGTGATGGACTTTCCATTGTACTCACCCATCTCTGTTGGGGTGACCTTTGTGGCAACGAAAGCTACCACATCCGCCTCCGTGATTTCCTGGAATGACTTACCCTCTGGCCATCCGTAGAAGACTGCCGTCTCCTTGTCACCCTTGAGAAGCAGCGGGCCCTTCTTGCTCTGTATAGCCTTGATACCGTTGGCGAAGAGTCGCTGACGTGCCGGTCCTTCCGCCGCCGTCCCCTGCCCTGCCTTCAGGGCCACGTATTTCGCTTCATAGGACTTCCACGTATCGCGACACAGGTCCTTCCACTGCTCCGCGCCTTCTGCGATGCCGTCTAGTCGCGACTCCATCTTCTGCGTGAATGCGTAGTTGAAGAGCTGGTCGAACTCCTTGATACAGAACTCCAGGACCGATAGGCCAAGGGCCGTCGGTGCGAGCTTCTGCTTCTCCGCACCGACCTTCTTTATCTCAGTAGAACGTGTGGGAGGCCACTGGCCCGGGCTACCAAGAGAGAGTCGCGCCGAAACAACTTCGCGCGGCGGCGTATCACGCTTCTCCGCGTAGGCCTTATCAAGTACCGTCCCTACGAGCGCTGCAAAGGTGCTCGGGCGACCAATCCCACGCTTCTCTCACTCGCGCACCAGAGTTGCCTCCGTATAACGCGCGGCCGGCTTAGAATATTGCGGCCAGGCCTCGAGGGTGTTCCAAGAGAGCTTGGTGCCTTCCACGATCTTTTCTGCGGTGGACCAGTTTCCAGAGGACTCCTCTTCTTCCTCCTCATCCAGGTTTGCCGCAGCCGCACCAATTTTCCGCCAACCCGCAAAGAGCTGCCGCTTCCATGTGGCCCGCCACACGAACTCCATAGGATCTCCCGTGGCCACGAACTCTACTGTGCGCTGCTCACCCTTTGCCGCGGCCATGACGCTCTGTGTCGCACGATTCCAAATCAGCCTATAGAGTTTTCTGTCTGGGGCGGTCCAGTCACCATCCGTAGGTAACTCCGTATGCTCGAAATGTGTGGGGCGAATGGCTTCATGTGCCTCCTGCGCTGCGCCCTTCACTTTCGCTTTCTTTGTCGTCACCGCAGCTAGATATTCAGCTCCAAACTTCTCAGTGACCCATTGTGCCGCCGCGGCGGCAGCCTCCTCCGATAGCACCGCAGAATCCGTGCGCATATATGTGATGTATCCCGCTTCATAAAGACGCTGGGCAATCTGCATAGTGCGCTTCGGCTGGAGGCTCATTGTAGCAGATGCCTCTTGCTGTAAAGTGCTCGTAATCAGGGGCTTCGGAGGCTGCTCTGTAGTGGGCTTGGTTACCGCTGATGTGACCGTCGCCTCTGAATCGTCGTGGATATTCTCCAAATAGTTCACGGATGATTCTTCATCTTCGAGGTCCTCCGTTAGAAGAGCATCGAAGCCATTCCAACCGCCCTTAATCTTCCAGGCCGTGCTGACCGTGTGGCTCCGAATGGCCTTCTCCTGGTCCACGAGTAACCGCAGCGCCGGTGTCTGGCAGCGGCCCGCCGATAGGGCCGGCCCCACGTATTTCCAGAGCAACGGTGAAATCGTGAAACCCACCATCATATCTAGGACTGCGCGGGCCTGTTGGGCATAGACGCGATTCATATCTAGACGCCGCGGCGCCGCCACTGCCGCCTTCACCGCAGACTCTGTAACCTCCCGAAAGACTGCGCGCGGAGTAGTCGCCACATTCAGCTTCAGAAGAACGGCCACGGAATACGATATGGCCTCACCCTCCCTGTCATCGTCCGAGGCCAGATAAATCGTAGTGGCCGCCGCCGCCGCATCCTTGATTTGCGCAATGGCCTTAGACTTCTCCTTAATCCATTGGAAACGCGCCTCGAAGTCGCGATCCAGTCCAACTGCGCCTAGGTCTTCTTCTAGACTCCGAATGTGTCCCATCGTTGCGATGACACGCCACCCAGGTCCCAAGAATCCTTGAATCTTTTGGCATTTTGCCGGTGATTCCACGATAAGGAGCGAGGCCATTCTTGTATATAGCTATATAGGGTGTGCCGAGCAATTTTAGGGGGGTTAATCAGGAATGGCTGCTGAACTGCCATGTTTTTGTATAAATTTGGATGATCGCCCTGAAAAGTGGAGAGAAACCCAAAACGCTTTTCAAGAAACAGATATAATACCCATACGTTTTTCTGGAATCCGGCACTCTGAGGGTTGGCGCGGCTGTGGCGCGTCTCATGTGGCCATTGCGCGTGAAGCTATGCGCCGAGGACTCCCCTGGGTTCTCATTCTGGAAGATGATTGTGCGCCCGTGGCTGATTTCACCCAACGCTGGCCCACTGTCCGCGCCGCCCTATGGGAAGAGCGCGACGCCTGGGACATCTTTCTAGGTGGACCAACCTATGTCCAAGGACCCGTGAATCCTCGTGGCACACACTTGACCGATATTGAAGTCGGATACGCTCTCCATTTCTATGTGCTCCGCGCATCAGCCTATGAGAAGGCTATTGCGTGGAATCCGGATCGGCATGGACCGATTGACGTCTATTATTCTGACCAGTTCCGCATAGTAACGACTTATCCTCTTTTAGCCACCCAGCGCCCCTCTAAAAGCGATATCAAGGGCACCGACGCAAACTACTCCGATTTCTTTAACGAATCCGACAATGTTCTTCAACAGTTGTCCTACGCCTTTCGGACACGCGACGGAACTGTCGCCCTTCTTTTTCTGAGTATGGCCGCCGTCGCCGCCATCTGGCTACGAAAAAATGGCTTCACACATACAGCAACAAAAAAGAAATGATATGCTCGATGGCGGGTCCTATGCGTCTCTGGTACCGTGTTGTGCCAAAGTTAAGTGCTCCCCCTGCGGGGGCACTTAACATGGCCTTACAACACTAATATGGGAAGCAGGCTAAGTTAAGCGCCCCCAGAGGGGGCACTTAACTTATGCGCTTACCGGTAAACCCGAAAGGGGGTTGTAAAGCTTTTTTCGACGCCCATCTCTATTAGTAAGCGAACATCATACCGCCACGACCACCATAGACACGAAAGATGTTATACGTTTCCGCCCAAATGAAGACACGATAGCGCGGAACATTATATGTATCAACATAGCCGGCCAGCGGCGCCAAATCCATTCGCAGATTAATGCTGAGAACCTTGTCCAGATTCGCCTCTCCACAGGGCTGACTCGGGGGAAGAAAGCCGGCCTGTAACGCGAACGGCATATTATACATGTAGCGATTCACCCATGGCGTCTTTGTAAGGGGGATAAGGCTACGAAATACGGCTGGGGTCGTCGTGCTATATCTGTATAGCTGTCCTTCATAGATGAGGTCCACCGCCCGGATTGGTTCCGAGTTTCTTAGGGCAAATCCGGGAACGAGGTCCCTATATACACGCGGGTCTATCACGCTCGCATTCGGCCACCAGGGCATCGTGGACCCCCCACCAGAAAGATCTCGCGTCGCCAGAAACGGCGCATTGTACAACGGTGCCTCATACCGCTGCAGATAGAAAAAGAGGTTACGCGTAGGATTCGGCACCTTGATATAACAGTTGGCCAGCGGCGTGTTGTTCGTATCTACCGGATCAAATGCATAGTGCTGCAAGACAGGGACCTGAATATCTGCGAGGCGGAATCTGTTGGCCTCAGGCTTATCCAGATAAATGTATTCCGCCATGATATACGTATCACCGAGCACCTGTAGGAGCTGCGCAGTCGGCATCGCGATATCCGGAACAGCCGAGACCCGGGTGGTTTGCGCTGGATTTCCATTGAGCCCAGAAATACCCGTTCCGCCGGCATCTGGATAGTAGAAGCTGGAGCTCGCTATAG